GCAATAAGCCTTGCCATGTCACCCATACGCCTTGCCTGTTCAATTCTATCTTCAGGACTAAAACCTAAGTCTGAATTTACTGTTGCACGAACCTCATCAGCATTAAGATGAATAGCGTTAATTCGTTCTTTTAGTGCCTTCGCTAGTTCTGTTTTGCCAGAACCTGGAAGACCAATAATCTGAATAATCATTTTTAGTCCTTTAGTCGGTCTTGCTTTAACTTATCTCTTTCATCAACAATGCTAATCATAAAGGACATCATGCTGTTGTACCCGTCTGGGATTGCCATTATTTTGTTGTAGTGGTGACCACAAAACAGCAGGTCTCCACTTATCCCTGTGACCTTAACTAAGGCCTCAGCACTACATCTATCACACCGATCTAAAGGTGATAGCAGCCAATCTTGCTTTACTTCATCTTTAATCATTGTAAACATTATACTACCGCTTTCTGTTGTCTGTGGAATAATAGCCAGAGCCGTTAAAAACAACTCCTACATTAGAGTATACACGTTCCAGTGGTAGATTGCAAGTTTCACAATCATACCCTGGATCGTTGTCTTTAATTGAACGCTGTTTGATTATTGTACCTTCGCATTTTCCAGTACAGGTATATTCATAAACAGGCATATTACTTCTTTTTCTTTTCCTTAACATACCAGACAGGTAGTTTTAATTCATCGCCAGACCACTCATACCCAAGTGATTTGACGACAAACTTAATTATCTTAATACGCATTATTTTACCTTGTGTCCAAACTTTGCCCAGACTCTCTCATGTAGGTAATAGAATGTCATTTCTAACGCCATGTATGAAAGTGCATATAGTCCAACATACTCCCATTCAGCCTCACCATAAATTATATGGCTTGCTGCAAATAAAATTCCAGCAACAAAAGTAAAATGTACAAATGGCCAACTGATTGTTTTTAGTAGTGATCTTTTTTTGGAATCCATTATAGGGCTACCTGAGCCTTTCCTCCGCCACCAGAAGACTTCTTAGCAGCAGGCTTAATTTCCTTTGGTGCTGCCTTCTTAACTGGTGCTGCGGTAGTTGCAGATGCAACGATCTTGTTTAGTAGTGGAGCATTTTCTTCACCAGTGTATACTGGACGACCCCAACCAACAACAGCGTTAACTAACTTCTTCTTATTGTTCTTTACATATGCACGAGTTTTTTCTACGCACATTCCTCCATTGCGCTGGTCTCCCTTTGCAGTTCCTGAAGTGTTTCCCTCAATAACCTGGATTGTTCCATCGCCATTATTCTTAATGCAAAGGCCAACGTGTGAAATACGATTTACACCATCATCTGGGAAATCAAAATAAATCCAGTCTCCTGCTTGTGGGTCATCATTGCGAGCATCTGCCCAACGACCTTCTTTTTTAAACTGATCTGATGCTGCTACTGTTGATGCAGACTTAGGGAAAGACTTTACTCCCGCAGTAAAAGCACACCAAGAAACAAACGACTGGCACCATGGTTGGAAGTTAACCTTAATCCATGCACCATACTTTGTTTCATTATCTTTAGGGCCTTCAATTGTGCCCACTTCTTTCTTTGCAACCTCAATGATTGCCTCTAAACTTCCTTTTGCTGACATGATTACCTCCTTATAGGTATCTTTATATTATTATATCACGAGTTGCCCTTATAGGGATTCCCACCTAAAGTGCTTTCTATATTTTTCTAAGTCAATAACACTTGGATCTACCCACCAGTCCTCATGGTATTCTCTTGCAACTAAAGAATACCCCAAAGAGTCAAGAATCTCTCGTTGAACATCTCTCATTGCAATATTTCTCCAGTACATATTTGCGTCGTGCTCAAATGTTATTACTGAAAATCTATATTTATTTAGTGGCACAGCAATTAATCCGTGTAAGGATAGATAGGCATTGCCATCAGGTCTTCCGTTAAGTTTATATCCAGAGTCAATGTCAACTTGTAGATAGTCTATTTGATTAGGAAAGTTATTTTCTTCAAAATATTTAATGTAATTAAACTGAGTAGCATCGCCCAAGATGCAAGGGTTCTTTCTATTTTCGGTAATCTCTTTGTGTAGTTCTGGAACAATCTCAAACGATACTCCGTTCCAATCAAACTCTGTCTCTAGCCTGTAGGTGTTGCTTCCATTCTTAGAGTGGAACGCTCCTAGTTCTACATAGTACCCACCAGTTTTTTGATCTAACAGGTCTATGACAAATTCTTCTTGCCTACTTGTAGGTTGAAATTGCATATCGTTTCCTTTCAATAGTGTTACGCTGCCCCACCTGGCCTCGATCCAGGGACATCCGAATTAACAGTTCGGCACTCTACCAACTGAGTTATAGGGCAAAGTGGGCAGTTTTAGTCATGCCTAGGACTTTAAATATTATTACTTAGAACTAACAGCAACTACTCTTACTGCTTCAAATGTAGGAACTTTTTGCTTACCTACCATAGTAAAGTAGTCAACAAACTTAACTGATTCTTTTGTAAGAGAATTTAAATATTCTACAAAAGTTTTATAAGTATTGTTTTTAGTATACGCAGATGCAGAGATTGCTGCTGCTCCTGATGTTCCACCAAGGTTAAACTGTGCTCCATTTACCTTAGTAATAGAGAGTCCTCCAACTGCTAACAGGTCAAGTCCTGGACCTCTATTAGTTTGTGTCTCTCCAATTCTAACACCAGCATCAACTTGTTCAGTTAGTGATCCAACACCAACTACTCCAGCAACACACGCTGGGAATCCAACAGAAGTTTTATTTGTATCGTTACCTGTCGCAGCAAATACTGGAACATTCTTAGAGTTAAGCAATGAAACCGCATTGATTGTGACATTGTCTGTTGTGCACCAAGTTGGAATATTTATACTAGATTGACTAATTGATAAGGCATCAATACTATATTTTTCTGAGTTCTTTGATACCCAGTCGATTGATTTGCGTAAACTGTCAGCCCAGTTTGTGTACACAACCCTCTTGTTGGCAGTGTACTCTTCAGCATATCTAATAAATACAATCTTAAGGTTTGGATTAATTGCCAAGGCAGCCTTTACCATAGCATCACCGTGATATGCAGACATATTGTTTGAGTCTGCTGGGGGAGTTGCTATTGCTGCTGCTCCCTTTCCTTCCATAAAATTTGTCTTGTTTGGACAGGAATTTTTGTATGTATTAAAGCATACCTCATGAATGATCTGAGGGAACTTTCTTGAATCAATAGCAGTATCAATAATGGCTAGAACCTTTTGATCTTCTGCCTGTGCTGGCTGTACTACTGTAATTAATAGTACTGCTGATAGTAGTGCTAGTAGTGTTTTTTTCATTTTTGTCTCTCTCTTTGTTGTTGTTATTGTTTGATTTTTAAAACTACTTGGCAAGGGTCTCCGCCCTCTTCCCATTCTTTTTGCTCTTCTTCATCCATATATGGATCACCTTCGTGTGTATTGCAGAATGGTTCTGTTACCCATCCTCGTTCAATACCGTTTTCAAGCCAGATTTCAAACTCGTCAAAATCTGATTCTATATTTTGGATATCTCTTAGGATCTCGTCAAATTCTTCGCTCATGTATTAAGTATACCTTTAAAGGCTTACGATGTCAACTGGACCCATACAGGATGGGTTAAATTTAATAGCAGCATTTACTGCCTGCATTACTCTGTTCCTTGCATTTTTCTGTTTATCTGTTGCATACAAAACACCATAGGCATATTCTGCACCAGAACCCATAGCAAGATAAGGAAGCATGTATTTAGATAAAGACATATCTCCAGAACTATGTTCATAGATTTCTCCACGGACTGCAATAATCAAACCCAGGTCTCCATCTTTAGATGTGTCAACCCAGAACTCATTATAAAATTCTTTGAGTTCTTTAATAAATTTTGTCTGCATAAACTTGTCTGTGTCTTTAATGTTGGGTGGTGTTGGTTTAAAGTTATAACGGATTCTTTCTCCGTCCATTGATCCAGCATATCCAATTAGATATGGACCAATCTTCCAAACCTTTGGAGCAGTAAGTGCTAAGATGGTTCCATCATCTGATGCCCCACGGTCTCCAGCCATGTAGATTTTATCTTCATGTTTTACTACAGCAATACAGGTCATGGTAAAGCCCTCTCCAGATAGGTGATACTCAAGTATACCATTGCCCAGAGAGGGCTGTCAACTACCGCCAATAATGACTAATTAGCCTTTTTGTCTACCGTCTTAAACGCATCATTGATCTCTGCCAATGTGAGTTTTCCATCGTCCAAAAAAGCCCTTGCCAGTCTTTCAATGACTGTTGCTACGCCTAATAGTCCTGCTAAGAATACTGCCTGAACTGTGTCAATTCCAACTACTGCTCCAGCACCAAGTACTGATAGACCAGATGCTGCAAAGACTGCGACAATACGCATAAGGATATTAGTGATTGCCTTTTGTGGGTGCTCCTTCTTAGGAGGCTCTACTACCTTTTTAGTTGCCATATTTAGTCCTCCTTTCTTAGCGGGATTGTGATAAGCCAAATTACTGTTGTTGCAAGTACTGCAATACCAACAATGTCTCTTGCTGATCCCGTTAAAGTTAGCCATGCGATAAAGAAGCCAAGGAGGGTGAATGCCTGTGCAATTAATTCCATTCCTGCGTCTTTAAACCATTTAACTAATCCCTTTAGGATTTTACCTACGAGATTAAAGGCTTTTTTGATTATCTTCATTTGTTCCTCCTTATAACTGCCCCTGCAATTTGTGATGCTATGACCACTGGGATAATTACTTCTTGTGCTTTCTCTCTCTGATCATCTGTCATATCCATACCTAACTCAGAGAAATTAGATAATAGTTCTGTAACATCCACTTCAAATACTGCTCCAAGTGGGTCTGCTAAGAATGCCTCTGTTTGTACTTCTGTTACTGCATCTGCTAATGTAAATGGCATTGGTGTCTCCCCTGCCTCTGCTTCTCTATCTGTAAACTCAACAAATGCTTCTGCAAGTGCTGGGTTAGACTTCATCTGCTCAGCAATTTGTGCAACTTCTGAAGGCTTAATTCCAAGATCTTCTGCAACCTCAGCCTTTGCTTCTTGAGTCAAGGCTCTGAGTGTTTGGCTAACTGCTGTTACTTGTTCAGGGGAAAGAGTAACCAACTTGTTATCACTACTTGTAAGGTTAGCAATAACATTAGATAAATCTTCTTCTGTTCCAGTCCCCTTTTCAGGAACCAGGGCTGCTAATACCTCATCAGTAATTTCTACATCTGGTTCATTCCAAGGGTTCTCTTCTGGTTCTGGCTCTGGCCCAGGTTCTGGTGTAGGTTCTTCAGTAGGTTCTACAACTGGCTCTTCAGTTGGTTCTGGATCTGGGGTAACCTCTGGTGTGGGCTCTGGTGTGGGCTCTTCTGTAGGGTCTACTGTAGGCTCTGGTGTGGGCTCTGGTGTTGGCTCTTCTGTAGGGTCTACTGTAGGCTCTGGTGATGGCTCTGGGGTAGGTTCAGGCGTTGGTTCATCTGTAGGCTCTTCGGTTGGTTCTGGAGAAGGTTCTGGGGTGGGTTCTGGGGTAGGCTGATTGGCTGCAGCATTGGCTGCTGCTTGAGCAATAGCAGCATTAAGTTCTCTTTCTGATTGCTCATAATAATATTCCCATGCATCACTAATAGCATTATTTAAATCAATTATTGACTGATTGTATATCTCTATTCTGCTATTCTTCAAGTCTAAAGCATCTTCTGTATCTGCAATAGCATCAAGATGTTCCTGTGTCTTGGTTTGCAAAACCTGATTCATTGATGACAGTGTTGTATTCTCAGAATTGTATACGCTTAGTTTGTCATTGTATACTGCCAATTTATTGTTATAGTTTGTTTGTGCTATAGCCTGTGCTGCAACAGCATCATTGTAAGCATCTGTCTGTTCCTGTGTTGGTCCTGAGCCAGAAGAAAATGTATTAAGATTACAACTAAAGTTTTGTCCCCATACTCTTGGATTTCCAGCATAGTCACAACCTGCTCCAGTCCATCCTCCAGGAATTGCCCATCCAAGAAGGTAGGATCCAGGGCCTCCTCCGTTGTACCACCATATTTCTACATCTAAAGTTTTGTCTTCACTAACATCATATACGGGAGAGTAATCGCTCCAAGTTGTCCCTTGCTCTACCCAGTTATCAACAGCAAGTTGACCGTCAACATACATTCTAAAACCATCATCCGTATATCCTGCAAAGTAGGTTTGTGTAAACCATGAAGGGACTGTTATCTGTCCAGTAAATTTAACTATAAGGTTTTCGTATCTATTACCGCAAACTGGAAGTTGCATACTGCTTGAGTTCCAGGTACCAGAACAGATAACAGATCCTGGGGTAGCAACATTACCCTGTCTAACAAGAGTATAAACAGTGTATGCTAAACCTGTTCCTCCAGCACTCTGCATATTTGATTGTGTAGTTTGAACATTTATGTTGGCTATGCTGAGAGCATCCTGTGCATCGTTTCTTTCTTCAAGAGCATTGTCTTTATGTTCAAGGGCCAAGGCTACTGTGGCTGTCTGCCCATCCACATTTGACTGAGCAAGGTTCTTTGCTTCTAAGGCTGTGGCTTCTGCTTCTACTGCATCTTCGTGGGCATCATAGGCATCATCTTTAAGTTCCTTTGCATTTGTGGCTGAGGCAAACTTATTTTCTGCTATCTCTATAAGATCTATAAAATCATCTTGATATCCAAGGTCATCTACGCTATCGTTAAGTTCCTGTATTTCTTGGGATGCTACTGTGAGTGGGTCATCAGAGTGGGCTTCCTGGGGGGCTATAAGTAGCCAGCCAAAGGCTAGAACTGTGGCTGTTACTATTCTTAGTAGTCGTTTAATTACCTTTCCCCCTTGCAGACGACATGTCTGATAGGATGATTATACCATTTTATTGCACAAAAAAGGGGCTACCGTAATTGGTAACCCCTTTAATGTTGGACTAATTACTTAACTAGAGTAACCTTAGCCTTTGGATTCTTCTTGTTCCACTTTGTAGCAAGTGCATTGAATGACTTCTTCAAAGAAGAAAGTGCTGCTGCATTATCTGCAGTCAACTTAGCAATCTGTGCATCCTTAGCAGCAAGAGCAGCATCTGATGCTACCTTTGCATCTGCAAGTGCCTTATCTGAAGCAGCCTTTGCCTGAGCAACTGCTGTTGTTGTGTCGTCCTTGAACTTTGCAAGTTCTGCATTCTTAGCAGCAAGTACTGCATCTGAAGCAACCTTTGCAGCAGCAGCATCTGATGCAGCCTTAGCAATGGCAGCAGCAAGAGCATTCTCTGCAGCAATCTTTGCAGCAGTCTGTGCAGCAAGTTCTGATACTAGATCACGAACTGCGATCTCTGCAAATGGTGCAAGTGCACGAGCAGGTAGACCAACTACATCTGTAGTTGTTGCATCTCCAGCAGTTGTTGGAGCAAATGTAATTAGTGAACGTGTTCCAGTTGCTGGCAATGTTGCATTAAACTTTGCAACTCCAAAATCTGAAAGTGTAGCACCAGTTGTTGCTGTTGCTGTATCTAGTACTGCTGTTGAAGCAAATACTGTTGCAGTAATTGACTTACCAGAAACCTTGTTGCCAAATGTATCTGTAGCAGTTACTGTGATCTCTTGCTTAGTTCCTGCTGCACCTGCTGAAGGTGCTGAAACTGTAAGAGCATTGATCTTACCAGCAGTTCCCTGTACATAGTATGTAAGGGTTGTTCCACCGTTGTTGATTACAACTGTGCCAATTGCTGTTGTCTTTGTATAGACATAGAATGTTGCAGTTGTTCCAGTACCTGTTGCAATTGTCAAAGATGATGATCCTGATGATGCTCCGACTGGTGCTGCTGATGTGTGTAGTGCTGATACGATTGTTGCGTTAGTTGCTACTGCAGAAACTGATGTTCCTGCTGCTACTGTTGCTACAAAGCGTAGTGCATCTGCTGCATCGACTGTGTTATCTGATGGGACTGGTAATGTGGCAGGGGTAGCAATTACACCATTAGTTGTGTTTGCTGTTCCGTCTAGCGTTACCGCTACTGTCATTACTGTAGCATTTGCAGGTGCTACTGCGACCATGCCCAAAGTCATGGCTGCAACCACGGCTAGTGCGATTTTCTTGAATGAATTCATTCGGTATTTCTCCTTGTTTATAGTAGATTGAATCTATCCAGATAATCTTTTACATCATCTGGCATAGGTTTATAGTGTATCACATTATCTCTACCCATGTCAACCTGCTTAGGTCGATCACTAATAGTATGAACTTCAATGACCTGATTTTGGTCTTTTGGGGTATGTGATATTGCCCCAAATATTGCCCCACACACAGCATCAGCCAAGTCCTTTGACTTTTTGCGGGGGTGGTCAACTCTATCATTTTTCATTATCTTTAACTGGGTTAGTTCATCAAACAGAAGTTCGATAGATGGCATTGCAAGTCTTTCCTCATAAACAAGCATAGCCATATCTTCATAATGTTTCTTAGCAACAGAAACAGTATCAGTTCTCATACCAACCTGCTTCAATTCATTTTGTATATCAAATGATTGCCAACGGTCAAATGAAACCATCCCAATATTGAATCCAAGTCTTCTCAGATTCTGAATCCACTGTTTAACTTCTGAAAGATTAACTGGGCCCTCTACTTTTGGCTCCCACCAAGCAACAGCATCTACAACTACAATTGGTGCAACTTGCTCATAGTTATTAATTACCTGAATGTTTACCCACTTATCTACGTGAGCAATTGCTACAGCACACTTGTCGTGCTTTTGTGCAAGGTCAGCATGTACATAATAAACCTTATCTGGGTCAGGCTTAAAGGCTTCATCGAACCTTCTAAAATTATCTACAGGGTTACGAAGAGTCATACAGTTTCTAACTTTATCTACTTGCTTAAAGAATGCATCAGAAGCAAAGGTTGGTACACAGGCAAAGCGTTGCATAGCATCACCCAGGTCAGTCATAAAAGCAATCTTAAAATCATCAATATTTCTTGTTGGGTTTACTTCCCATGTTGGTCTTTTTAGTGCAAACACTCCTGGGTATTTATATGAAATGATTTGATCTTCGTCCCACGAAATTTGAAACTTATTGCTTGGGTCTGTGTCTGGCAGTAATGGATTAATTATAAACTCATGGGTTCTTTCAATAACTTCTTTTTCAGCAATAACTGCATCATACTTTTCTGAAATAAAGTCGCCTGGATATCTTGGGAATGAAAGTAAAACAACTTTGCCAAGGTCAGGAAAGCGGGAGTCTACTGATCCACGGAATGCTTTGTAAATGTTGTCAGCAGTCTTTCCCTGCTCGTTACCAGTTCCAACCTCAGATGCAAAACCAGAAATCTCATCAAGCACTGCAAGAAGAAGGTTCAAACCCTCATGCGATTCTCTTTCTGAGTGTCCAGAGTAAACAGTAATTGATTTATTAAACTCAACTGAGTCAGCCTTTGCATAATACTTGCCAATGAACCAAGGAGACCTTTCGATCTTAGACTTAAAACCTTTAAAGAAAACATTCTTTGCTTGTTGTGCGTTAATAGCAACGTTGATTAGGTCAATAGCATCTCCAGAGGGCTTACCAAAATACTTTGCTGGGTCCTTTAAACATAGCAGTTTATATACGATGTATGAGCATGCTACGGTTGATGTGAAGTCTTTTCCAGATCCCTTGCCCAGTTGCAGGATGATTTCATTCTTTGTGTACTTGTTGTAGTATTGAGTTCCTTTTTCTTCCCCCAGCAAATTTATAAGATCTTCTTTACGATAGATCTGGCTCATGGCTTCTACAATGTCGTACTGAATATCAGACAGGGGTGGCTGTCCAAGGTACTCTTCACCTTCAACAAATGTTCTTGCATCTACAGGAATCTCTTCAAAGTGATCAGACTTTAGTGCTTCAAGGAACTCATTGAACATCGTGGACAACTGTAATCACCTCGTTGTCTTTTGCAAATGAAGATAGCCTACGCATAATCTCATCACGAACCTGTGGATATTCGGATGCAATGTCTTTTAGTATAGCAACAAGAACTTCTTGACGGCGCTCAATCTCCATCATTTCTTCTGCTAATTCTTTATTCTCAAGGAGTCCAGCCTTCTGCAACATATCAATTCTTTTGGACTCAATATCCATAACAAGTTTAATGCCTGCTGTTTTTGCACTAAGATTATTAGTCATAGATGCTTCGTCAATAACTTCGTATGTGCGAGATACCAGTTTGCTATAGTGTGTATCTGCTGCTGCCAGGGCTTCTTTAGCACGAGCACGGATAGCATCATTAGCAGATGCCATAACCTTCCACTCGTTAATAAGTGTTACAACCTTTTGTCTTGGTATTGCAAGTTGCTTAGAGATTACAGTTGGGTCATTACCCTTAAGGTATTCTTCTACTACCTGGTTTACTTGATCAAGGTGCTTAACTAGATCATCTTCAGTTGACATACTTTCCCTCTAGTCTATTAATTTCATCTTTGATGTAGAAGATTGCTTTTTCTAAATCCTGAATGGTCTTTGCTTCGTCCTTGAGTCCTGCTCTCCACAAATACTTAAAGGCATTGCCAATGTTAAAGTTTCTATGTCTGGTAATCTCAATGCACTCAATACCTGAAGGATCTGATGTGTAGTGCAATGGGTTATTTACTAGGTCAACTGTTAAGTTTA